CGGCATGGTGGCCGGGATGCCATCCACGTAGATGCGCAGACCGCGCACGCCGTAGGTTGAACGGGAGCCGAAGCCACGCATCGACAGCTGCAGGTCCTGTGCGTAATTCTGCCTCTTATGTTTAGAGTTCTGACGTTTTCGAATCTATCTTTCACCTAAAAACAGCAGCGTTTAATACTTACCAATTGTGTTCATATCTATTTGATTTTAATATTATAATTACTCAGATAACTACACTTACCATCACTTCTGTACTCTTATGATCATCTGTGTACAATGCATTTTAAGTACAAGTTGAGTCACGAAATTTTATGGTGAGTACAGAATGGCTATAAGTGACACGAAGCTGCGTGGTTTGCATGGTAAACCTTATATTGGACCACCTGAGATAACCGATGCTGATGGACTAGGTATAAGGATAACCCCTAAAGGGATAGTCAGCTTTCAATACCGGTACAGAATAAATGGTAACCAGCACAGGCTCGGGATAGGGCGTTACCCAGCAGTATCTCTTCGTGATGCACGCATAAAGGTTGGTGAGTATAAAGCGCTTATTGCTGATGGCATCGATCCTAAGCATCAACTTGTTGTTAAAAAGAAGAAGCCAACCGTACATGAGTGCATCAAGTATTGGTATGACAACTATGTGCTCCAGTCACTGAGAAAAAGCACTGCTGAAGTGTACGAGCGCATAGTGCTTAATGAGATGGAAAAGTATTTTGCTGACATACCAATTGAGCACATACCTGTCAGTGCCTGGGTAGACTTTTTCACGGAGCAAGAACAGGCAAATCCATTAAAAGCTCGTAAGCTTTTGGTTCATTTGCGCGGGGCAATAGCGTGGTGCTCGCGAAGACAATTTATTGAGGACTCATCGCTTCTGAGATTGAATCCCAAAGAATTTGGCAGGAACCCTAAAACCGGCGACACGGTTCTGACCTATCGGCAGCTGGCAAAGATATGGGTTGAGAACGAAAAATCTACCGCAACGTTTTCGAGCAAAATGCTCATCAAGTCTCTCATTTTGTATGGCTCACGCAATAGCGAGTTGAGAGAGTCGCGGAAGGAAGATTTTGATTTTGAAGAGGGCATTTGGACGTTGCCCTCAGATCGTAGCAAAACAAATAAAATCATCAGGAGGCCGATCTTCAAACAAATCGAGCCACTGCTCAAACATTCAATCGATAATGGCAATGGACTGCTGTTTCACGGTGCTTTCGAAAGGGACGTTCCGCTGAGTATTGGTTCTTCAACCAGGTATGTCCGATTACTTCGCGATCAGCTTAACTTTGGTGATTTTACCGCTCATGATTTCCGCAGAACGATGGCTACTCGTTTGGCAGAGGAAGGAATTGCGCCCCATGTCATTGAGAAAATGCTGGGGCATGATCTTGGAGGCGTGCTTGCAGTTTATAACAAGCACGATTGGTTAGCGGAACAGAAGGTTGCTTATGAACTCTACGCGGACAAGATTTTTGAGCAGATCAAGCTGATCTCTGATTAACGCCGCCGTTTAAAATCCACTGCTCCACCTCAGCCAGTAAGTATTTTTTAGGGCGATTCCTTACTGGCTTGGGGAAGGAATGATTCAGCACATAAGTCCTCATTGTTGTTCGAGAGGTAACACCAATTTTTTGCATCGCTTCGCTTTCAAAAATCATTTCAATATTAGCCATTATTTTTCTCCACACATTCCTGCTGCATCAGGTTTGTTTAGCCGTGACAGGTCACGGCGTATCGATATTCAATTTAAGTTTGTGCCAGCCGCTGGTGGCCCAGCACGCAGCCTCACCCTGGCAAGGGCATGACTGCACCGGCAGCTGATCGCCACACTTACCGCACTGCTGGTGTGCCAGCACATTCAGTTGCTGTGCCAGCTCAGCGGCATCCTTCCGGATTAACAGCGCTATGTACTCGTTCAGCTCATACGGTTCACGACCGGGGCGGCGTGCGGCGCAGTTCTGCGCCAGCATCTCCAGCTCCTGACTATCCAGCGCCAGCTCCAGCTTTTTACCACCGGCAGCGGCCTGTCTGGCATGCTGCGCGGCTTTGCGTTCGGCGGGGGATTTAGGCATTTGTTACCGCCGCTTTGACAGCTTGCCACACAATCTCAAGCAACGATGACCAGGCCAGATAGGTATGAATACCCGCCACAAATCCAAAACCGATGATCATGGCATAGAGTAAAGCGTTGCATTTAGACATCACTCCGCCTCCTTCAAAAATATAATCCAGTGGGTTTTGTCGCCTTTGCCGGTGCGCTGCCAAATGGTTGGCTTCTGTTCGGTTAGGGCGATTACCTGGCTTACCGGTATCTGTGTCTCATTCCATTTAAAAATCAGTGTGCCGTGTGGCCGCAATACCCGGAAAGCCTCACTGAAACCAGCGCGTATATCGTCGCGCCAGTTTTGCTTATCCAGCGCACCATACTTTTTACGCATCCAGCCGTTCTCTCCGGCGCGGTCGAGGTGAGGCGGGTCAAAAACCACCTGAGCAAAACTGCAATCAGAGAACGGTAGGGCGCGAAAATCGGCGATTACATCCGGGTTTATGTGCAGGTTTCGCCCATCACAAAGCGTGTGCTGCTCATTACGGATGTCGGTGAATAAGGCCCGAGAATCAGTCTTATCCAGCCAGAACATGCGAGAGCCGCAGCACATATCGAGGATTGGCTGATCCATCACTCCACCTCCACGCGCTTAAACTCGATGACCCACACCCACGGGTTAGCCTGCCAGTTTTCTTCTCCGTAGATTGATGCCCATAGCGTTGGAAAATGGTCTGATGGGGTTACGGCAAAGTCTGGTTCTCCGCCGCCGCGACCGTACCAGCAACCCTCAGACTTAGCATCAGATTGACTGATATCCTGTAACCGCTCAACCCGAACGCCGGTAATCTCCAGCGTTATGCGTGACGCCCAGCGCGGCATGTGGATGGAAGGCGTCCAGCCAACCATTTCGCTACCATCCCAAGATGCGCGGTGGATACAATGCTCAGGCTTGCGATAGCGCTCAGGTATTATGCTCAATGGCGAGCCCTTGCAGCCGTAGAATTCCACATCACCCCATGTTCCGTCACGCGGAGCGTCAGGCATCCACGTCTCACGCACCCACAGGCGATCACCAATTGCACCAAACGGACACTTAGCCAGAAACTGCTCATGCTTATAGTCCTGCCACACGCCGCTACGATCACGCATTGAGAACACATAGTCCTGATACCATTGGTCACCAGGAGCACGATAGGAAATGCATTCATGACCGCGAGCCTGCATATTTTTAGCCGGTGACTGGATGATCCGGCGGGTCTGCGTCTTTCTGCCGTCGAGAACTGCACGAACCATTTCGGCGTTAAAGATGATTGGGCGCTCTTTCATGATGGCTCTCCTGCGCGGATTGCATGTGCGTAGTAATGCGGGACCGCTTCACCACTAACCCTGAATTGCTGCTCTGGCCCTTCACCTTCAGCAACGCAGACAACTGGCGTTTCCCGCCCGCCGACAATGCTATATTCAGCACTGTAACTGTCTTCCTGTTCCGCCCATTCTTCTGCTGCTGACTCGTGGTCGTGCGCCTCAATTTCACAGGCATCGTCACGCTCTGAACCCATATCAGGGCACCACACTAAGAAGGTCTTCATCACTCACCATCCTTAACCCATGCATTCCAGATACAGCCCGCTGGCAATCAGCCGGGCACGGCGTTTGGCTGCTTCACAGTTGCGTTTTTTTGCCTCTTCGGAGCAGTCATTCCTGTGGTTGATCACCATTGGCTTGCATGGTGGGGGAGCAATACGGCGCGGGTTTCTGGTCAGGGTGTAAGTGCGGTCAATAGAGCCGCCCCCGAGACAGATTTGATTTGAGGCTTCGACCTGCAGCGTTTCGCCACCTCTGCGCATTATGTGAATAACCAGACGGTTGAACTCACTAAGGGTCATACCGAGACGTTCTGCCAGCTCACGGCCAGTCGCCGGCCCTTTTGATAACTGCCAGGCTAACTTTTCACTGAATCCGGCATTCGCCCCGGTGCTGCGCCGGAATTGGGCGACCTTTTTCATGACACCACCTTCAGCGTTACCGTGCGTCTGCGAAGCAAATCCATTTCCATTTGGGAAATGATGTTGATCGCATGTGAAATGCCGGGCTGGTGGTGGTTACCCAGAGTTGTCACAGCGCTGCGTGCTTCCCCAAGGGCTTCGCTGCGCAGTGTGCGAATCCACTGGTCACAAGCTGGAGTGGCGAGCGCTGCGTTCAGGTCATCAATCAGGGTCATGTCAGCCCCGGCAGCCTGAAGCGCTGTGATGGTGTCAGGCAGCACGCTGTTAATACGCAGTACCTCTGCAGCCATCAGGTTGGCGCGAACAGTCGCAACGTCGAGGCGTGATGCAAGTTCAATAACTAATTTCGCCATGTCCATCACAGAGGTTTCTTTGCCGATGTTCTTAGCGAACTGGTGGCCAGCAGCGACAACTTCTTTATTCGATTTGAAGTGATGCATGTCATCGCCCTCAGTGAATGGTGATGGTGCTGTTAAGGCGCTCAGCTTCGTTCTGCGCCTTAATGGGATTAGTGATTACCGAGCCATCAGGCATAACCCAGCCGTTGAGAATATGGCTGTAGGGCAGGGTGATAATGCCAACGGTAATATGGTCGTTAGGCTTTTCCATGAAACTCTCCACACACGATTTTTGGTTGCATGAATCCCTTGCCAGTGACGGCAATAAAAAACTTTTTGGATTCGTTTAAGTTGGCTGGTGAGCTACTGCAATAACCCACAGCCCGATTACTCCACACACTTGAAAGGTTGCTGCGGTGCCGGGTGCCTCCCGGTGCTCTGGTCAGACTGACAAACCTCAGAGCGGAAACTCTTAGACTGTATGCAATCTTTGTCAGTCTTCCGCGTGCGCTAGCCGCATTCACCACAACGAAAAGGACACTTACTCCACGTCTCTAAAGCGTTCGAAAACACCCGCTTTGCAAATGCCCTTATCGTTGTGAAAAAGGGCGGTTAAACCAAA